AGCTAGGAGGTGCGCGATGAGTAAAACATCCACGAAGTACACCTACCTGATGGAGGGCACGGGCACGTACCCGAACCTTGCGTGGGCGAAACTGGCCGACATCGTTGATTTCTCCGACCTGCACGGTGATCCGAACATGCTCGATACCACCGATTTGTCCTGCGGTGCGCAGACCCAGACGGACGGCGTGAGAACCGCTGCCCCCCAGAAGTTCAGAGCGCACTGGCAGGGCAAGGCATGGTACGAGGCGTTGGAGGCTAAAGCCGGTACAGAAATGTACATCGCCGTGTGGTTCGGTAGCGACCTGAGTGGGAACCCTGACGGGCACGACGCCAAGTTTGTCGGGAAGGGCACACTCGCTCTGAAGGTGCTCGGTAAAGGCGTGGACGAGGTGCGAGACATCGAGCTGTCGTTCGCCATGTCGATACCGTTCGATAAGGTCACACCGTCCGCACCGGTCGCGATTTCGTCCGCCGTCCAGCAGGGCGGTGTCGAGAACACCACAGCGAGTACCGGAATTAAGTTGACGTTCGACGTGAACGTGACCGGATTGAAGGCTGAGCATATCACGTTGAGCAACGGCACAGGTTCGGCGACGAAGGGTGCGCTGACAGGATCGGGTAAGAACTGGACGATTGCGATAAGTAACGTCGTTCAGGGTAATGTCGGGGTTCTGGTTAGTAACGTACCTGATTTCGCGTTCCCGACCACGGCGACAACGGTCGCGGTGTACGCACCGGCGGAGGAATAGGAGGGGTAGTCATGTCGGCAGTAGAGAAGTTGCGGAATTATCCCGGACTGGACGATGGCGGGGCGCTGCCTGAAACAACGTTGGAGTTTTTCCTCGACGTTGCGAAAGACACGATTCTGCGTCGCAGGTTCCCGTTTGACCCTGCACAGACTGAAATGCCGACGGAATACGAAGGCATCCAACTTCGCATGGCTGTCGAGATGATCTCGAAGATCGGAGCGGAGGGTCAGGTTGCTCACGCGGAGAACAACATCACGCGTGAGTACGCCTCCGAAACGATCAGCCCGTCACTGTTACGGATGGTTGTGCCGAAAGCGGGAACGCTGTGAGAACGCTACGTCGTAACCGTCGTAAGGTGTACTACTCGCAACGCAGTATTGACCGCGTACCGATTCTGGACGAGTTCGGCAACGAGACGGGCGAGTACGAGTACGACTGGTCTGACCCGGCTGAACTGTGGTTAAACATGTCGCCCGACCGCGGCTCGGTCGAGTCGCGAATATTCGGTGACAGCGAGGAGTACGACCGTCAGATTGTGGTCGAAACCACGCCGTTGCGCGAAGGCGACCGTCTATGGGTACGGCAACAGGACGTGACGAAGCCGCACGACTACGTTGTGTCGAAGTACGCCGAGGGTCTAAACAGCGTGACGCTGGCGATTAAGCGAGTTGATGTGACGTGAGACAGGTCACGGTAGACGTATTTGCCCCGTCGAGCATAACCGATGCGATTAAGGCGTTGGAGCGTGTGATCGACGAGGAGGAACAGAAGTTCGACCGACATTTACAAGAGGTTCTTGAGTACGGCTACGAACTGGCGAAGAAGAATTTCGAGATGTATGCAAGCGGTCTGGGTACAGGTCGGTTGCTGGACGAAATCTACTTCGAGTACAACCCGAAAACGCGCACAGGCCGGATCGTGTCAGGCGCACCGTATACGTCGTACTTCGAGTATGGCACGGGGTCGGTCGGACAGCTGAACCCACACCCTGACGCGACGGGCGAGTGGACATACTCGACCGAAGGCTGGTGGTACACGCCCGACGACGGCGAAACGTTCATCTGGACTTATGGGCAAGCATCGAAACCGTTTCTGTGGCTGACACGGATGGAATTACAGGATAGATACGGCGCACAGAGCAGACCGTAAAAAGGTAGGCACGGTAAGAAATGATCGACTACGAGAACTACATTTTCACGCAGGTTGCGACGGCGTTAAGGACTGAGATTCCGGGCATTTACGTGACCGGGATGATCGACGACAACCGCGAGTCGTATCCGAAAGTGAGTTTTCTGGAGGCGATCAACCGTACAGCGGAGCGCTATCAAGACAACACGCTAACCGAACACTACTCAGACGTGATGTACGAGGCGCAAGCATATAGCAATAAATCAACAGGCCGCAAGGCCGAAGTAAAAAAAATCATCGCCGTTATCGACGGGGTTATGCAAGGGTTCGGGTTCACCCGCGTCCTATCACAGCCTATGCCGAACGTAGCTGATCTCACGATTGCACGGCACGTCGGCAGATGGCAAGCAACCATCGGCACGGACGGCATCGTTTACAGGAGGTAACAGCACATGGCTGGAAAAGTCTCAACTAAATACACATATCTCATGGAGGGCACGGGTTCCGGCACGATCACATGGGCAAAGCTGTGCGACATCGTGGATTATTCCGATCTCCACGGCGACCCGAACATGCTGGACACAACCGACCTCTCGTGTGGCGCACAGACGCAAACGGATGGCGTAAGGACAGCCGCGCCGCAAAAATTCAGGGCACATTGGCAGGGTAAAGCGTGGTACACCGCGCTTGAAGCCAAAGTCGGCACTGAGATGAATATTGCGGTTTGGTTCGGCTGTGACGCATCCGGGAACCCTGATGGCCACGACGGAAAATTCGCCGGTAAAGGCACGTTGGCGTTGAAGGTTCTCGGTAAGGGTGTTGACGAAGTTCGCGATATCGAACTTTCGTTCGCTATGTCGGAGCCGTTCGACAAGATTGCGTAACAAGTCGGGGCGGGAACGGTTCCCGCCCCATACATAAGGAGGGGAGAATTAACGATGAGCAAAAATAAACAGCTCGTAATTACGTATGGCGATAAGCAGTACACATTGGAGTTCACGAAGGACACGGTTCGCAAGACCGAGAACATGGGATTTAAGGTTAGGGAACTGTTCGATTATCCGGCGAATAATATCCCGATCCTGTTCCGCGGCGCGTTCCTTGCAAACCATAAATGGCTGCAGGTGTCCGTGATCGACGAGATGTACGACGACCTCCCTGATAAGGACGACCTGATTAACAAGCTGTACGAGATGTACAACGAACCGATTCAGGCGCTTGTCGGGTTAGAGGAGGACGCGAACAAAGGAAAAAAATCGAAGTGGGAGGCGTCGTTCTAGACGAGGACGACTCCCCAGACGACGAGCGGTCATACACGGACGTATTCATGGAATACGTTCCGTACTACATGAGCCTAGGCATGACGTGGGAGGAATACTGGAACGGCGACAACATTCTCCCTCAAATATACCGAAAGAAAGCCGATATCGAGCGCGACAGGCGCAACATCGAGGATTGGCGGTTAGGCAGGTACATCATGCACGCGATTGGCGCGAACATGAGCGAGAAGAACGAGTATCCCGATGAACCATTCCCGTTGACCGATGAGCAAGCGAAACAACAGGCAGAAAGACAGCGCGAGCAAGCATACGACGACATGCTGGCTAGGTTTAATGCCAGCACGTAGAGAGGCGATAGATGAGCGAACTCGATATTAAAGTAACCGGTGACAATACCGAGGCGATACAGTCCATTAAGGACACGATAGCCTTACTGAACTCGCTCAAGTCTGCTAGTGAGTCTGTTAGCGGCGGAAACATTAAATCCGCTATGGCAGAGCTGAAGGCGGGTATAAATTCGATCCGCCCTAATCCCGAACTAGGGAAAGTGACCGAGTTCCTGAACGGTGTCGCCGCGTTCAAGCTGCCGAAAGGTCTGGCGTCGCTTAGCGAGAGGCTGGATGACATCGGTACAGGGATGAATAGCATTGGCGACACAACGAACCTAACAAATCTCGCAGTAGCACTAGACCAATACGCACGCGTTCAGGCACCGAACCTGAATAAATCCCACGCAACCGCTTTGGGTGCGTTTGCGGTGGAAGTAGACAAAATAAAGAGTCCCGAACGTTTAGGTGCGCTTGCTGACGGGCTAACTAGATATGCGGCGGTTGAACAGCCTAAATTCACCAGAGCGAACGCGAAGAACATCGGCTTGCTTGCAGAGGGTGTAGCGAGCATCCATGATGATTCAATGGTTAAATTGTTCAGGCTCGCCGAGGGCTTGCGCATGTTCAACGAACTCTCGCCCGAGAAACTGTCATCGTCAGCTACGCAATTCTCAAAACTCCCGAAAGCCCTGAAACTGTTACAGGAGGTTGATGTCAGCAAGCTCTCGCCTCAGATACAAGAACTCACATCTGTTATGACTCCGCTCGGCAACGTCATGGATAAGGTCGGGCGCGGGTTCGAGGCTATGCCGCCTAAAATCCAACGATACATCAGGGAAATGGATAACGCCACGGGCGCTACAAGCCGATTCGCTAGACAAGGCGGCGGTAGCATCATGCAGTTTTTGCGGACGTGGCAGGGCAAGATCACGACGATCCTGTTCTTCACGAGCAGGATTAGACGTATATTCACGGAACTGACCGATACCGCGAACTCATATATTGAGAACATGAACTTGTTCGCGGTTACGATGGGCGAGAACACAGAGGCGGCATTAAAATACGCCAAAACGGTCGAGAACGCGCTCGGGATTGACCACAGCGCATGGATTAAACAACAGGGTATATTCAAGCAGATCACGTCAGGGTTCGGCGTCGCTGAGGATGAGGCGAACAAAATGAGCCAGAACCTGAACCAGCTTGTGTACGACTCGGCATCGTTCTTCAACACGACTGTTGACGAGGCGATGGCGAAGTTTGAGTCTGGGATGGCTGGGTTTAGTCGTCCGCTTCGCAACTTCGGTTACGACATCTCGCAGGCCGCGTTACAGGAGACGCTATGGCGGCATGGTATCGATAAATCAATCACAGAACTTGGTCGTGCGGCTAAAGCGCAGATCACGTACATCGCGATTATGGAACAGTCGCGGAACATTATGGGCGACATGGCTAGGACGATTATCACCCCGGCGAACGCAATGCGGATTTTGAACATGGAAGTCGAGCGTATGCGCCGTGCGTTCGGACAGGCGCTGATTCCTGTCGTACAGATGGTATTGCCGTATTTAATGGCGCTGACTCAGTTGCTCACGATGGCAGGTCAGGCGCTGGCGAAACTGACGGGGTATAAAGCGCCGAAGATCGACTATTCAGGGATGAGCGTCGGTCCGCTTGAGGACGTGGAGGACGCATTTGCCGGGATCGAGGACAGGGCTAAGGGCGCAACGGCAGCGGTTAAAGAGTTCCAGAACTACTTGCTCGGGTTCGACAAGATGCACGTCATGCCGTCAGATAAGGGTAAAGCTGGCGGGTTCGGCATGGCTGGAGGCTATGGCGGACCTCTCGACATCGATATGCCTGAGTACGACTTCCTGAAGGATTTAGCTGATCGTGGCACGCAAGCAGATCGGATTAAACGGAAAATTCTCGATGTGATAAATACCGTAACAGCCGCACTAGAACCGTATAAGGATTTATTAAAAACGCTCGGGCGGACGCTGTTGGTTGCGTTCGGCGTGAATACGATATCGAAATTCGCTGGTGTGTTCAACAATCTGTTCGGTGCGACGTTCAGCAAGAAAGTCGGTGGCGTTGTCGGGTTGATCGGCAGCATTTGGTTGTCGTACAAGGGGTCGGCAGATAACATTAAAAACTATCAAACGGGCAAGATCGAACTGTTTGAGTATATTTTGAATCAGCTCGGGATTATCACGATATCTGCTGGCGTCGCGATTGGGGCGCTGAAAGCGTTAGGCGCACCTACGGGCGTAGCAGTTGCGGTAGGGCTAATTGGTGCAGTTGTTACAGGGCTTTATGGCGCGGTTAAAGGCATACGTGACGCACGCAAAGAGGCGCAGCTCGATAAGTGGTTTGGCGAGATCAAGCTTACGCGAGACGAGGTGGAAATGTTGGCAAGGTCGATCTCGACGAACGATTTTACGATCCGGCTAAGGGTTGCGGCGCAAGAGTTCGATAAATTACATAGCTCAATAGAAAACCTCGAAACAGCCGTACACAACCTTGAACGCACAGAGGTCCTAATTAAACTCGGTGTGAATTACGATCCTCGCGACTACGTAAGTGATATTGAGGCATTCATGACTGGTGTACAAGATACATTGAAACAGTTCAACAACACTGTGCCTATCGCGCTTGATCTTACGTTTGGTAAAGACAGCAAGATTGGGTCGAAGCTGATTGAGAATTTTAACATTCAGTCAGCTACACGCATGACCGAGTACGAGAACCTTAAAAACCAGCTCACAGAAATGTTGCAAGACATGATCGAGGAAGGTGCTAGCGCTGTTGAGATCAACGAGGCCGCACAAGAAATCATCGGGAAGATGCGCGACCTTTACAAGCAAGTCGAGGATTTCAACAGGCAGTTTGGCGAGACCAAGTTCAAGTTGAAATACGGGTCGGTAGACTTCGGCAAAGAAGGATTGATGGGTCAGCTCGATATCGAGTCGTATAAGGAAGTTCTTAAAGAATTACGCGCATTAGGCGAGGAGGGCATGGAGGCGTTGTTGACGAACCACGCGCTCACGCTAACGAGAATCATGAACGACGAGATGTTGTCGGCGCAAGAACGCCATACCGCTTTGCTCGCGGCCGAGGAAGAATACTACAAAGAGAAAATGAACATCGCGGCTAGAGCGGCGGACACCATAAACGAGCAATTATTGACCGATCTTGACAACCTGATTGAAGACTGGCGCAGCAAAACCGAAGGTAAAACAAAAGTTAATCAGCTGATAGGCGGCCTATTCGGGTTTGAGGGGAGTACGCCGGAAGAAAGCAAGAAATTCATCGAAGAAACGTTCGGGAAAGCATTTCCAACAAGGGCTGACTGGACGAAACTAGCTTACGAGATCAAGCAGAGCATCCCGCCCGAACTCCGTGACGCGAATAGTGACATCTGGGCGGCGCTTAAACCTGACGCGATTGGGTTGAAGGCTGTCATGATGGAAGCGCTAGAGAAAGGCGTTGTGCCTGACGAGGCTAATATGAATAAACTTAAGGCGCTTATGAAGGCTGGAGTTATTGCCGGCGATGTTGACGCTATATATCTGCATATAGCCGACGAGCTTATAAGCTCCCCTGAACGCATGAAAATGATCGCAACCGTAGATGGTATCGGCAAAGATATCCCTGACACCCTAGCCCTTGCTATCCGCGCTAATAGTTCATTTGTCCCTAACGCGGTAGGCGACATGATGTGGTCGATCAACGGAAAGATGTACGAGATCACTCCCACCTTGCTTGAGAATTTCAAAAACATGGGTATCGGACTCCCTAACGCGCTGTCTGACGGTATTCTTGCACAGTTGGTTGAGAACGACCCGAAAAATAAGGGATACATCAAAACATGGCTAGTGGACTCGTACTCAAACTACCTGAAACTCATGGGTCTGCCTGAAATGAGCGCGGCAACAAAAGGTGTGATGACGGATGTGTTTAGCAACCTGTCAACTTACTTAGCCGACGAAGACCCGATGGGCGCAATAGCTAAGGCGATGGGTAATAATTTCACCCCGGAGTTCAAGACATGGATAACCGATAACTTTAATTATTTAGTTGAGTTAATCAATAAAACGAAGGAAGCATCAAAGGAAGTTGACAAACTATCACGCTATAAATGGCAAGGTTCTGGTGGCGTCACGATTGGTTTCACGCCGACGAAATACGCAACCGGCGGTTTCCCGACCACAGGCGAACTGTTCTATGCCCGCGAAGGCGGCGAAGTCGAGTTGGTCGGGCGTCACGGGAATCAGTCGATGGTCGCTAATAACCAACAGATCGTCACCGCGATCAGGCAAGCATCCGCCGAAGGCTACGTCGAAGGTTACGTCCGTACACAGGGCGCGTCCGGTGGTCGGAGCGACGGCGATACGATTGTCGTACAGATCGGGAACGAAGTCGTGTACGAGGGCAGCCTGAACCATTTACGTAGACAGAATCAGCGTGCCGGTCGTGTGCTGGTGCCGGTGAGGGGGTGATTCGATGGCGCTTACGATAACGAAGGTAGAACCCGCCGATCAGTTCGGAACGGTCACGGACGAGGCGATAACGAATATCCCTGAACCGTCTACATACGTATGGAGCAAGCACGATATCAGCGGACAGGAGGCTGGCCGAACAATCACGTCTGACGCATGGAAGAACAAAAAGGCCGAGGCGCGGTCGATACGAATGACGTGGAACAACAAGGACGGATCGGTTATATCGCAGGTGTTTCAAGCGTTCAACCACGAATACATGTGGGTGACGTATCTGGACGCGCTCACGGGGCAGTACGAACGCAAGCATTTCTATCTAGCCGCAGACATATCCGCAACGATTTACACCATGTATAACCGTCCGCAGGGATTATGGAGCGTGGCTGATGTGGAGTTGATACAGGCGGTGACTGACAAGACATGATTAACCTGACCACAGCACAACGCGAACATTTGTTGCACGGTGGCACCGTCGGTGTCCGTGTTCGTGTGTCTCCAGTTGTGGGCGATCCGTTTAATATCACGGGCGTAAACATCGTTGACCGCTCCATGACTGTGGATAGTAAGTGCGCGCCCGGAAACGACCTCGTGATTGGATATGCCGAGGCTGCTGAGTTGCTGTTTAGCCTCGTTCTGGACGATGCGTATTCAGCCGTAGCGTGGGAGGGTGCTCGCCTGACCGTGTACCTGAACATAGCCGGGAGCGATGTACAGGTCGGTATTTATACGGTTGACGAACCGACACGTTGGCGCGGCACAATCGCACAAATACGCGCTTTGGATAACATGGCGCGGTTTAATCGTGAGTTTGAGCCGGCGCAGATAACAGGTACGACGACAGCGACGATATTAAGTCAGATATGTACACGCGTAAACGTGGCATACGTGAACGAGAACGTGGCGAATGTGACCGTAGACCGCACGAAATTGGAAGGTCTGACGTACACGCAGATTGTAGGGTACATCGCGGGTCTGTCTGGGTGCAACGCGCTGTGTGACGAACAGGGACGGCTCGTGTTTAAGTTGCCGACCGCTACGGGGCTAGAATACCCTGCACGCATCGTAACGCACGAAGAATACGCCGACGCGCCTGTTACGGTGACAGGCGTACAGTTCGCGCAGGACGCTAAGACAGAATACACCGAGAGCGGATCGGTCGAGATACCAGCCGTAAACGTGCTGGTCGGCACGGACGATTACGTGCTGGACGTGTCCGATAACGTACTGATCGCTGGATTAACAGAGGCGCAGATCGAGGTACGGTTACAAGCGATCTATAACGTGTGGAATACGGTCAGTTATTACCCGACACGTAGCCTAACCGTGACAGGTCTGCCACACTTACAGCCGATGGATACGGTGACGTTTGGCAATCGGCTGACGCTGGTTACAGGGCATAACTACGCCGTGAACAGTACGTCTGTGATTAAGTCCGCGGGCGAACCCGAAACGGTTAAAGGGTACGCGACAGGGTACGAGTTTACCGCCGAACAGAGACAAATAATAGCCGGGATCGCGGCACGTAACGCGCAGATGGTAGAACAGGTCGTGACCACGGCGTATGAGAGCGCGGCGTTACTGTTACATGAAGAGATCGTGAACGCTTTAGGATTCTGGCAGACAGAGGTTGAGAATCCTGATGGGAGCAAGACCGTGTACACGCACGATAAACCGACGCTGGCGGAGTC